GTGGATGTGCGAACCTCGTCGACGGTCAACAACTACGGGGAGCGCACGTTCTCCGGGTCAGCGACCACGTATGACGCTCATGTGCGTCGGGTCACGAGGGCTGATCGGGGTGACCGCAACGACCTCGCCGACGTGGATTGGATCGTGACCATTCCTGATGATTCGATCGCCCTGGCTGTCGATGACGAGGTGACCCTTCCGGCTCCCGTGTCGGCGGTGCGACCTATCGTGCGGGTCAACATTCTGAAGGACACGACCGGACAGGTCGGCGTGCAAGCCTACGTCGGTCGGGCATGATCCGTGTCACGGGCCTGGAGGGCCTGCGGGAGATGATCGACTCCGGCAACCGGGTCGTGATCCAAGCAACCGCCGAGGCGATCACCGACCTGACGGTCGATGTGGCTCGGCAGGCTGACGAACTCGTCCCGTTCGACACCGGTGACCTACGCAACTCGCAGGCCGTCAAGACACCGAAGGTCGGCGGCCTCGTCCCCGACTTGACCGGTGAGATCTCATACGGCGGCCCGTCTGCCCCGTACGCCCTCATCCAGCACGAGAACGAAAGCCTGTGGCATCCACCGAAGCCGCCGGGCCGGTCGAAGGTCGGCGGCAGGCAAGGCGTCGGCCCGGTCGCTCCCGGCTCAGGCCGTGGCCCCAAGTACCTGGAATACCCGCTGAAGCGGGTCGCCAAGACGTTCGGCACTGACATCGTGACGGCCATCAACCGCAAGTTGGCGACGCGATGAGTGCCCTCACCGACCTCGGCACTCGGCTCGACACGGCAACGATCAGCACGCAGGACTTGACGCTCGGCACGAACCTGTTCCTCGGTCGCTTGCCTGACTCGCCGGACACGTGCGTCGCCCTGTTTGAGACATCCGGGCTGGCTCCCACCGACCAGTTCGGCACCGGCGTCCCAGCGATTGAGACCCCCGGCATACAGGTTCGGGTGCGGGCTGCCGCCTACTCCACGTCGCAGTCGCTCGCCGTGGACGTGTGGAAGGACCTCGCAACGGTCGCGAACGAGGCGCTGTCTGGCACCCGCTATCTGCGAGTCGACCTGCTCCAGTCGCCGTTCGGCCTGGAGCGCGACGGCCAGGACCGGATGGTTTACGCCTTCAATCTGAACGCCGTCAAGGCGACCTGAGTTTCGTGGGTGACCCGTTCGGTGAGCGGCAGCCGCGGGCCATGCCGGGTGAGACTCGCGAGATGGTGCGCTGCAACAACCCGGAGTGCGCCGGACCGGCGATTGAGCGCGGTGGGAAGCCTGCCCTGATCGCCGAGTTGGTGACGGCCCCGTGGCGCATCCAGTGCTGGCGGTGCAAGCACCGCAACGTCAGCGGCTAACCCTCCGGCTGCCAGTAGCCGTACACGCAGCGGGTGCCGTCACGGGAGCAGTCGTGCGTGTCATAGAGCACGCCGTCGATGACGGCAGCGAGGTGGCGGGACAGGCGCACGATGAGTCGACCAGGCGGCAGTTCATCAGCCCGGAGATGCACCCGGCAGCCGGACCCGACGGTCATCGTCGGTGTCCACTCCCAGCCGTGGTCGGCGAGGTACTCGCGGATCACCTGCTTGTGGACCCCGTTGCGGGGTGACGGGTTCTTCGCTGCGGCCCGAGCAGCGGCAGAGCGGCCCTGCCCAAACTCACATTTTCGGTCGAACAGTTCGTCGTACACGTCGGCGTAGTCGCGGCCGGTGGCGATGGCGATGGCTCGGGTCACGCAGTCGCCGGTCGTGCCTTTGTATCCGGCGGCTGCCCTGCCGCCGTCGTCGCGTACATGGCGGATGGCAGTCACTGCTCGTCCTTTGCTCGGTCCACCACGGCGAACCCCAAGGACGAGTTGCACGGCTCGCAATAGTAGCCGCCCCACCCCCCAGGCATCGGGTCGATCCCGTACACGGTGGCGGGCAGTCCGCACTGCTGCTCACACGGTCGATTGAAGGTCACTGCTCGTCCCTCCAGTCGTAGGGGCGGCGGCGTGCCTCCCATGCCTCCATGTCGAAGTCGTCGAGGTCGTCGAGGAACCGCTCGACCCGTGGGCGCGCCCAGTAGCCGAGCGTCACGAGGATCGCCGGGGCGATGACCCCCTCCCACAGCGGGTTAGTCATCCACAGGAGGGCGATCATGCCGTCACCTCGGCGGGGAGGTGCTCCCGGATGAACTCGTCGGCTTCGACGGTGCGACCGTCGAGTGTGACGAGCAGGCGCTTGCCGCGCCCGCTGTTTACCGTGCCCCACCACACGGTCGGAATCGGGTGGTCGTTGTCGTCGGGCTTGCCGACGGAGATGCCGTAGCCGGTGGCTGACTCGTCGCCCTCCAGCATCGCCTGGAAGATGATGCTGGTCAGATACGACGGGTCGTCCCATCGTTCCTGCCGGTTGAGTGCCGTCGCGAGGATCTCGCTGATCCGGTGCCCGGTCGAGTGCGTGTACAGGAACACGCTGTCGGTGAGGGCGCTGCCCTGCTGGATCTCGATGTTGCCTCGGCTTCCCATGATGTTCTCCTTCTGGTTGGTGGTTGCTGGTTGTCAGTCGAGGTAGCCGTAGACCATCTGCTGACCGTCCACGTCGAAGGTCTTGCCGGTGCCGATCACGTCGACTTCGACGACCTCGCCGCTGCGCTTCGTGACGGCGGTCGGCCAGCCTGCCTCGATGAGTTGGGCGGGACCGAACACGACCCACTTGCCGTTCTTGGTCTTGCGGAACCGGCAGGCGTCGGCCTCGACGGTGCGGACGTTCTCGGCGGTGATGGTCATGACTGCCTCCTTGGTGGTGGTTGGTTAGAGCCAGAACAACCGCTGGGCGCTGTCGACCCAAACGATCGCTTTGTCGGCGGTCGTGGCGGTGTAGTCGGTGAGCCAGTGGGCGGTGTTGCGAGGCCGGTCCATCTGCTCAGGGGTGCGGTAGTAGATGATGCTCCAGTCAGCCTCATTGTCGATGAAGGCTACGAACGCCGGGGTGGCTCGGCGGCGAGGCCCTGGGTAGACAATCACGTAGTCGTTCTTGCGGATCAGGTCGGTGGCCTGTTCATCGGTGAGTCGTTCAGCATGCTTGGCGGCTTCGCCGTAGGTGTCAGGTGCTTCGATTGAGTGGGCGGTGTTCATAGGTACCACTATACACATTGTGGTGGATATGTGTTGGGATTTCTTCGTCTCGGACAAACTTTTTCGACGGCCTCAATGACTGTCACCACCTACGAGCCTGCACCTGTCATGATGGCAACGTCCGAGGTGCCGCTAGTCGGCCTGGGTGCCCGAGTGGCCGACGCTGCCCGGCACCTGCACGTGCCCGAAGGAGGCAGCGTGGCCAAGTTCACCGTGACCGGCGGCCCAACCGGCGACGCCGGTGTCACCATCACCGGCAAGTGGCACCCGCCCGGCTCCACCGTCGACGCCCCAGGCAAGGACGTGGACTGGCTCGTCGAACAGGGCTACCTGAAAGCCGGTGCCCGCAAGGCCGCTGCCCCGACCCCTGACTCCGAGGAGGAGTAGCCGATGCCGACGTTCATTCACGGCCGCACCAGCAAGGTGTACGTCGACGAGTTCGACCTCACCTCGTACTTCAACGACAGCAACGTGACCATCAGTCAGGCCGCCGACGACACGACCGCGTACGGGAACACGTCGAAGTCGTACTTGCCGGGCCTGCGCTCTGGCACGGTCGGCCTGACCGGCATGTGGTCGGCCGACACGGACGGCTCCGACGAGGAACTCCAGGCGCTGCTCGGCAACGCCACGACCCCGCTGCTCACGGTCGCTGAGGCTGCCGGAACGATCGGCAACCGGGCGGTGCTCGCCAAGGCGCACGCGACCTCGTATGCGATCTCCAACCCGGTCGCCGGAGTGGCCGCCGTCACTGCCGACTTTGAGGCATCAACCGACGGCACCACCAACGTCACGAACGCCCTCGCCACTGGTGTCCAGTTGACGACCGGAGCGAGCATCGCATACGGATCGCTCGGCGACCTCGCCTCCGTCGACAATGCGGCATCCAGCGCCAACGGCGGCATCGGCGTCCTCCACGTTCCCACCGACACGATCGGCGGTGGAGCCACCACCATCAAGATTCAGCATTCAGCGAACGATTCGACGTGGGCGGACCTCATCAGTTTCACGGCCGTGTCGGCCGGTGCGGTGACCTCCCAACTGTCGGCCGTGTCCGGCACCGTGAACCGGTACCTCCGGGCCACCGCCTCAACAGCGGGGTCGTCCGGCGCGATCACGTTCATGGTGTCGTTCGCTCGCTTCTAACCCTCACCCTCCAGCAAAGGAACAACTCTCATGCCAACCTTCGTTCACGGCAAGTCGACCAACTTCCAGGTCGATGACACCGGCGGCACCATCCGCGACATCTCGAACGTCTGCGACTCCGTGGACTTCCCGGAGACCATCGAAACCGGCGAAACCACAGCGTTCGGCTCCACGTCAAAATCGTTCGTGGTGGGCCTTCGTGACGCCACCATCAGTGTCAGCGACAACTGGGATGCGACCGTCGACGGGTACTTGATCGGCACGGAACCGGCCTCCCGGTCGTTCGTGTTCGGCCCTGCCGGATCAACCGGCGGCAACATCAAGTACTCCGGCGAGTGCATCCTCACCAACTACTCGATCGGTGCGCCGGTCGGTGACACGGTGACGTTCTCAGCGAACCTTCAGGTCACCGGTGATGTGACCCGAGGCACGTTCTGATCCCGACCGACAACAAGAGGAGAGTGACCGTGGTGTCCATCCGTGACCAGATCCGAGCCGCTGACGACCTGTCGGCCGAACTTGTCGACATCGACGAGTGGGCTGTCACCGTCGAGGTGCGGTCCATGACCGGTAGGCAGCGTGCCGCCGTCGTGCGAGCCATCTCAGGTGACGACGATGATCGTCTGGAGTCGCTGTGGGGCGAGATCCTCGTGGCGTGCGTCCATGACCCGGACTCCGGGGAGCCAGTGTTCGACGCTGACGACCTGGAGTGGCTGTTCGACAAGTCGGCGGCGGTCATTGACCGGCTGTCGACGGTGTGCCTGCGGGTCGCCGGGATTGTCGACGGGGCGGTCGATGAGGCGGGAAAAGACTCCTCGGCTTCCCTGACTCTCGTGGACGGGTAGATCCAGAGCGCCGGTTTCTGTTCCGCCTGGCCCGCGACCTCGGCATGACCGTCGGCGAGGTGCAGGACAGGATGTCGTCCTATGAGATCACGGAGTAGGCAGCGTTCTATCGGGTCGAGGCCGATGACCAGAAACGTGAGATGGACAAGATGAAGAACCGACGAGGCCGGAGGTGAACCAGTGGCAGCAATGACAACCGTCGTCAAGGCCGTCATCACGGCTGACTCGACTCGGCTGACGAAGGAACTCAAGAAGGCGAAAGCCGGTCTGAAAAAGTTCAGCGAGTCGGCGACGAAGGCAGGCCGGTCGATGACGACGGGCCTGACCCTGCCGTTGGCTGGTGCCGCTGCTGGGGCCGTGAAGGCTGCTGTCGGGTTTGAGACTTCCATGACTCAGATCCAGTCGCTGGTCGGCCTGTCCGCCGAAACGGTGCAGGGCTTTGAGCAGGACGTGAAGCGCCTGTCGGGCGAAACGGCGCAGGCTCCGAAGGATCTCGCGGACGCCATGTTCTTCATCACGTCCGCTGGCCTGCGCGGCGCTGACGCTGTGGATGTGCTGGAGGCATCGGCGAAGGCGGCAGCGATCGGCCTGGGCGACACGGCCACGGTTGCTGATCTGGCCACGTCGGCGCTGAACGCGTACGGTGCGGAGAACCTGTCGGCAGTCCAGGCCACCGACACGATGGTCGCCGCCGTCCGGGAAGGCAAGTTGGAGGCGTCCGAGTTGGCCGGGTCGATGGGCCGAGTCCTGCCGATCGCGTCAGCGATGGGCGTCCAGTTCAACGAGGTGGGTGCAGCGTTCGCTGCCCTGTCGAGAACCGGCACGAACGCTGCCGAGGCCGCCACGCAGATCCGCGGCATCCTCGCCTCCCTGTTGCGACCGACGAAGCAGTCGGAGGAGGCGATGGCGTCACTCGGCCTGTCGTCTGCTGACTTGCGAACGCAGATCCGCGAGGAGGGGTTGCTCGCCACTCTCAAGACGTTGGCTGAACGGTTCGACGGCCAGTCGGAGGCGGCGGCTGCCGTGTTCGGCAACATCCGCGCCCTGTCCGGCGTCATGGACCTCATGGGGGCCAACGTCGAAACCACTGAGCAGATCTTCGCGAACATGGCGGACACGACTGGCATGTTGGGCGAGGCGTTCGGGGTTGTGTCGGAAACGTCCGGCTTCAAGTTGCAGCAAGCGATGGCCGACATCAAGGCGGCGCTCATCGACGTGGGTGACGTGCTGATTCCGGTGATAGTTCCGGCGATCCAGTCGCTGGCCGGGTTCGTCAAGGACCTCGCTGACCGGTTCGCTGGCATGTCGTCAGTGACGCAGAACACGATCGTCGGGTTCGCTGGCATCGCAGCGGTCGCTGGTCCGCTGCTGCTACTCGTCGGCAAGTTGGCTGCGGCCTTCGCTGCCCTGAACCCGTGGCTGCTCGCAGTTGGGGCTGCCGTCGGGGTGCTCGCCTTCGCTTGGGCTGACTCGCGGGCACGGGCGATGGAGGCCGAGGAGAACGCCCGCCTGTTCGGCGAGGCGATGGTCGAAGCAGGGGATCAGACGCAAGGCATGGCCGAACGGGTAGACGCCCTGGTTGCGTCGCTCGCTCACCTGGCAGAACCGATGGAGGAGGGCGCTGAGGCCGTTGGTGAGATGACCGGCGAGATGGCGTTCCTGCGGTCGCAGTTGTCGAAGGCCGGGGTGCTCGGCGACCTGGAGGACGCCGGGGTTACGCTTGACACGCTGGCCGGGGCGATCGACACGAATGTTGTTGAATGGTACAGCCTGATGGCCGCTCTCCGGTTGACCGCTGGGGGTGCATCACACGCTGATGACGTGATCGCCGAGTTGGAAGGCGACACGAAGGCGCTGGCTGAAACCCTGTTCGACGCCGTGGAGGCTGACGAGGACTTCGCCGAGGCGCTGCTCAGGATCGCTGACGCCCTAGACACCACCCGGTCGGCGCAACGGAAGTGGACCGACGACATGGAGGGCGAGGCCCGGGAGGGCGTCCAGAAGATTCGGGAGGAGTGGCAGAAGTACTCGGCGATCCTGGGCCGCGACGTGCTGCCCATCATCGACCAGATGGAGGCGGCGGGTTTCTCACAGGTCGACATTCTGCGGACGATCGAGGCCCGGTTGGATGCGGTGTCCGGGGCTGAGGAACGGCGCGCCACGGCGCAGTCGCTGGCAGAGGCGGCAGCCCCCGGATGGATCGCCATGCTGGAAAGCACCGCGACCGAAACCGCTGCGGCTGCTGAAGCCACGTCTGATGCCGAGCGCGAAACAGCCGACTGGACCGCCGCCCTGGAGGACCAGTTGACAGCGTTCGATGCCCTCATCGACGGCATCGCTACCGCCACTGACCGATTCTTCACGATGTCCGAGTTGGAGGACCGCCTCGCGAAAGAAACCCGCGACCTCGTAGACGCCTTGCTGGAGTCGGAGGCCGGGCTGCTCGGCACAGGTGAGGCGGCAGAGGCTGCCCGTGCCGCAGCGAAGGGTTACGCCGACGCGTTCGACGATCTGATCGCTGGGATGGTCGAGCAGGGCGGCACCCCGGATGAGGTCGCCCAGCGGTTCTTGAATCTGCGTGACGACATCGAGGCGACGGCTGCCGCACTCGGTCTGCTGCCTGAGGAGATCGCCTTGCTGTCTGAGGCGTTGGGGGCGATCCCATCGACGCTGCCAGTTGAGGTGCAGGTCGCGGTCGCGATGCAGGATGTCGAGTTCGCTGGTCAACTGGTTTCCGACTTCTTGGATGTCACGCCGTTCGCTGATGGGGGACTGGTGACCCGCCCGACGTTGGCTTTGATCGGCGAGGCCGGTCCCGAGGCAGTGGTTCCAATATCAGGCAACGGCGGAGGCGGCTTGCCGCCCGGTTTGACTGGCGGCGACACGTTCGTCACGGTGAACGTGACTGGTGTGTCCGGCGAGGAAGTCGTGGAGGCCATCAACCGGGAGATCCGCAACAACGGTGCAGCGCCGGTGTCGGTGACTGGCGATCGGCGGCGCTGACTCATGCCGATCTACACAGACTGGACGGTTCACGTCGGAGGGTTCGACGGAGCGACCGGTGTCACGGAGGGTGTGCCGGACGACGCTGTGGACTTCACGTCGCGAGTGCGGAGCCTGACTGTTGACCAGCAGGTTGAACTAGCGGCGCTCGGCCGGGCCTCAGCAACGATCACGCTCGGCAACGATGATGGTGCCCTGACCCCCGGCGGTGGCGGCACCTATCAAGCGTTTGACTGGTTCGCCCAGCCGGTGTGTATTACGGGCCGGTACGGCACATCCTCACCGCCCTCTACGAAGGCCGGGTTCTATCCGTTCTTCACTGGGGTGATTCATGCCGTCAAGTTCAGCGACGATTCGTTCGATTCGACGTTGACGCTGGAGTGCCTGGACTGGCGGGCGTTTATGGCGAGGTGGACTCGTCAAACAGCCAGCACGTTCACGGCCCAGTCTGCCGTCACTGTGCTCGTCGGCTACATCTGGGATGTGTCAGTCATGCCGAAGTTCGGTGCTACGAACCGCAGCATGACAGCCCGATACCAAGGTCCGTTCGACGATGACTACACCGGGACAGTGGCGATCGGCGATTACGCCAACGACGCCGGGGCGACACTCATCGCGTCGGAGGCAGGCTTCACCTTCCCCGCCACCATCGAGTTCGCCACCGACGACACGAACTACTTCCAGTCCATCATGCCGCGCAACCATCTGAACAACAAGACGGCCGCTGACACGGAAGTCAAGTTCCGCGACACCTCGTCGGCGCTAGGCGACGGTGAGGTGCCGTTCCGTAATCTGCGGCTCGGCTGGACAACAGACGATCTCGTCACCCAAGCCGTATGCAACCGAGTGGGCGGCACAGCATCCACGGCGTATGACAACACACTCAGCCAGACCTACGGGCCGAGGTCGATCGAATACACGAACCTTTACAACGTCGACGACACAGCCACGCAGGCGCTAGCGGACTGGTGGACGACCCGGTTCGACACCGTTGAGTTCACCGTCACTGGCCTGGAGATCACCGGCGGCATGATCGAGTCACACTCCAACACGTCGTCAGCCACGCAGGCCGTAGTGAACCTGCTGATGGGTGAGTGCGGGTTCGCTATGGGCATCCTGTATGCCCGAACCTCGATCGAGTGGACCGGGGCTGGTAGCACATCCAACACGGCTCAGGTGCTGCCTATCAGAGTGCGGCTGTCTGCCCGCCCTGACGATTGGGTGATGAGGCTCGACGTGAAGCCGATGGCAACGTATGGCGGGTTCAGGCTTGATGACACTATCGCTGGTGTTCTCGACACGAACAGGCTCGGCTGATGTCTTACTCGCAGGTTCGTGTGTTTGCTGGTGCAGCCGGGTGGTGTGTGTCGGCGCAGCAGCACGACGGTGATGATGGCGGCACCGTGACGGTGTGGTCGTTCGATACTGAGGCGGAGGCGGTCGCCTACGCTGACTCTCTCAACAGCCAGGAGGCTGACTAATGGCATTTTCTAGCGGGCAGGTTCTTACTGCCGCTCAACTCAACGACCTTGACATCGACAGCCTGTCGTTTGGTACACCACCAAACAATACCCAGACCATCGCGCTGTACGAAGCAGGTTCGGCGTTCTACGGCTTCGGGAACGACGTGAATCGCATCGCGATCTACGCCGACAACAGCGCGACAACAGAACGAGCGTCGATTACGAGCGACGGCCGGTTAGGCATAAACACCACCGCGCCAGCCCGCCTTGTTGACATCAGTGGCGACGGAACCGACCTAACGGCTACCACTTCGTCGCTGCATTACCTCGTCATTCACGCTGCTGGCGACAGCGGCATGGGCATCTACGCGGGGAACACCAAGAACTCGTATCTGCGGTTCGCTGACACTGACAGCCAGTCAGTAGGTGGATTCAACTACGACCACAATGGGGACTTGCTGTATATTCGCACGGCGGGTACTGACCGTGTGCGGGTCCACAGCAGCGGCCTCTATCCGCACGCCGACAACACCTACTCGTTGGGTACGGCGTCAAAAAGGTGGACAACGGTGTACGCTACTGACGGCACCATCGACACCTCGGATGCTGCCCTGAAAACCGATGTTGAAGATTCGGCGCTTGGCTTGAACTTCATCAACGAGTTGCGGCCCGTGTCGTATCGGTGGGTTGAAACCGAAGGGCGGCCAGGGATACGGCGGCACCACGGATTCATCGCCCAGGAGGTTGCGTCCGTTCTTGGTGACGATGCCTCCTCCACAGCCCTCTGGATTGACACTCCCATTGAGGCAGAAGAAGCCATTTTAGAGGACGACGAACGAGGTCGGTCACCGTTGCCTGCCGTTGAAGCGCACAACGAGCAGGGGTTGCGCTACCACGAACTGGTTGCTCCGCTGGTCAAAGCCGTGCAGGAACTCACTGCCCGCCTTGAGGCGCTGGAAGGGTGACCACCGTGACCGTCACCGCCGCTGAGATCGTCGCAGAACTCCAAACCGACACCACCGCCCAACCCTGGGTGATCGTCGCGGCCCTCCGAATCGAAAATCGCAAACTCCACGCCATGCTGGAGGCCGGTGATGCCGCCGATCCCCCTACATCCACCACGGCGGCGTGACGGTCACGAGGGTGACGCCTCGGCGACTACGATGGTGGCCGTCCGGCTAACGGGAGGACCACGACCATGAAGCATCCGGTGCTGAGCCGACGGCGACGCCGCCGCCACCCAGCAGTCCGCACGCTACAGGAATGGCTGATCGAGGCCGGGGAGGAACCCGGCCGGGTTGACGGCATCTTCGGCGGTAAGACGGATCGGGCGGTGCGCCGGTTCCAGACCCGCGCTGGGCTGACAGTCGACGGGATCGTCGGCCGCAACACGTGGGGCGCCCTGAAAACCGCGGTGTCGGTGGTGCGGGCCGAACCGCCGCTGCCGGAACCGGAGGCTGAGCATCGGATCGTGCCCCGTAACGAGTGGGGTGCGAGGCCGCCGAGGTGGACGACTCCGAACCTGAAGCACCGGCCGGTCGTCTACATTCATCACGCTGCTGATCCGAAGCCGAGCCGGTTCGGTGAGGACGCTGAGGCCCGCAAGTTTCAGAACGGGCACATGGACACTCGCGGCTGGTCCGATCTGGCGTACAACTTTCTGGTCACTCCGTCGGGTCGTGTGCTGGAGGGCCGCGGCTGGGGGATCAGACCGGGTGCGACCCGCAACCACAACAGCGAATCGGTCGCTGTCTGTTTCATGGGGTACTTCCACAAGCCAGTCAACGAGAAGCCGTCGGCGGAGGCGATTGCTGCGTGCGTGTGGCTGATCCGGCAGGGCATCGACGCCGGATGGTTGACCAGCAACGTGCAGGTCCTTGGGCATCGCAACGTGGCCCGCACTGCGTGCCCCGGCGACCATCTGTTTATGCGGCTCGGCGACATCGCTAAGCAGGTGTTGGCGTGAACCCGCCGGACCAGTCGCTTGATGCGTTCGCTGTGGAGCGCCGTGCTCAACGGCAGGCCCGCTGGACGGACCGGCTGCCCCCGGAGGTCGTGCAGGAGATTCTGGAGTCCACGGCAGGCACTCGCCTAGTTGCCCAGTGGTTGCTGTCGCTCGGCTACGAGGGTGCGACCGACAAGAAGGTCGAGTGGCTGGTGCAGTCGCGGGGTGGCCGTGGAGGCGCTTGACGAGTTCGCCGACCCGGAGGCGCTGCTTGCTCAGGTTGTCGGCCTCGATCGGCGTTTGCAGGCAGCGAAGGTCAAGCAGGCTGCCGCTCAGACGGCCGCACAAGCCGCTGAGGCGGCCCTGGAGGCCGCTGAGGGTCGGCTAGCCGTCTACGAGGCGGCGACCGCTCAGAAGCCTCCTGCGTGGCTATCGCCGAAACGAGCGAAACGAGGCACCGCCGTCGCAGTCGCGATGCTGTCCGACACCCACTGGGATGAGGTAGTGCGCCCGGAGGAGGTCGGCGGCGTCAACAAGTACGACCGGGCCATAGCGGAGCAGCGGCTAGCCCGCTGGGTCACGAAGGTCATCGAGTTGTCCCGCGACTATGTGGCGAACGTCGAGGTCACGTCGCTGGTGGTGCTGCTCGGCGGCGACCTCGTGTCCGGCGACCTACATGAGGAACTCAAGGAGTCGAACGAGGGCACTAGCCTGGAGACAGTCGTTCACTGGTCGGCACTGTTGGCGTCGGCGCTGACCGGTCTCGCCGATCACTTCGGCCGGGTGCATGTCGCCGCCGTCGTCGGCAACCACGGGCGGCGCACCCGCAAGCCCCGATCGAAAGGCCGGGTGCATGACAACTTCGACTGGATGCTCGCCCATTCGGCGGCGACGATGCTCGCTCAGGACGACCGGTTCACCTGGCACATGCCGGAAACGACGACCTGCCTCGTGGAGATCCTCGGCACGCGGATCATGTTGACGCACGGCGACGCGGTGCGTGGCGGTGGCGGCATCGGTGGGATCCGGCCGCCGATCAAACGGCATCAGGCCCGCCTTCAGGGCAACCCGTCGACCG